TTCAAGCGTATCCCCTACACCCTTGTCTCTCATTAGTACTTTCCTCTTCTTCCTTTTGGAGAGCTTTTTGTTGAACCACCTTTCCCTGCCCAAAGATTCTTGCAGGCCCAATATGACGCTGTTAATTTAGATGTTCTAGTACTACACTTATGTCTAGCCTTAAATGACTTTCTAGCAGCTGAAGAGTAGTTATGACCATAACCTTTTGCTCCAAAATGTATTATCTTTTCTTTCCCACCTTCACAGGCTTTAACCATTTTCTTTTTTCCCGGTCTTGTTGAACTTCTAGGCTTATTACAAGCCATTTTACTTTTGTCTACTCTAGTTGCCATATTATCTTTTTTTTCCTTTATGTAATCCGTGGCTAGCGTGTTGTTTTCCTTTTCTTGTTGCAGCCCTTTTCTTTTTAGTAGCGTTAGCTAACTTCTTTCTTCCACTAGAAGTACTTTTAAGCTTGCTTATTGTTTTTGATGGAGCGTAAACCTCTCCCGTGTCTTTGGATTTTTTTCCGCTAGGTGTTCTCCACTTTTGTTTTGTCCACTTTTTTAAACTGTTTTTTGAAGATTTCTTTCCAGAATACCCTCCTCCTGCCTTCTTGTATGCAAGTACAGCAAGCTGAGCCTTTCTAGCTGACCATTGGCCAGGTCTACCCCCCTTGCTTCCAGCTTTGATTCTATTCTTAATCCTATTCCAAAGCTTTTGGTTTTTTTTCTTAGCTATAGCCATTACTTGTGATACATAGAACTAATATACTCTTCCATAGACTCTTTCTCTTGAGAGTCCATTGATTTAATTCTTTTCTTGGCTTTGTTCCAACTTCCTCCTCTAAGGTCGTTTAGTCTGCCAAATGCGTCATTCCATAAGCCTCTATATTTTCTTGGGTCTCTAGACTTCATCGCGTTGTAAAATCTCTCCTCAACATAATCAACAACAGCTCTTTCAAAAAATCTAGGTATAACAGGCATATCTCCATTCTCAACGCCCATACCGTTGTATACAATTCTGACGTATGGGAAAGAATTACAATCACTGCTAAACATTAACAACCCATTCATTACATTGTAGTAATACTTTGGTCCCCAAAATCCGTTGTTACTTCTTGTGTATCTTGATTGATTTGGCTGAAATATATCTCCCGAATTGCTTCCATCGTCTTTAACTTTCGCAGTATATCCCTCTCCATTTGATGTATTGTTAAAAAGCCTCTTCCAGTAAACAACTTGACTATTTAAAGGGTTACATATTTCACCACTATAAAGGTAAATCTCTCTTACGTTGAATACGTTTTTAGGCATTTTTAGTTGACAGTTTTTTGGCATTTCAACATCTTGTTGAATTTTTAACCAAAAGGTGTCAAATGACAATTCTTGCATAGCATCTTGTATCCTAGAGGTGTACCACCCTTTAGAAAATCCTTTCTTAAAATCCATGTCATTAACAGTTGATGTTACATCTGCAAGTATATGGTCTATTGATACAAAGTCGTTAGCTGTCATTGTTGTTGTTGTTGTGTGTTTTTAGGAAGGTTTGCCGCTCTGTTTGCATACATAGCCGTACTAGGCTCAGTAGTATCAGCTCCATCGTTAGTAGTTTCTTCAGGAACCATCATTATGAATTTTCCTAGTTGTAGTACCGCTGTTATTAAGTCTTGAACCAAAGCGTCTGGCAATGGTAATTCTGCATCTAAATCGCAAATCTGTCTAGGGTCTATGCTTGATTTAACCGCTATCTCTACGTCTTCTACTTTGACACACTCTAACCCTAACAAGTACAATCTGTTTACATCAACACTATCAGCTCTGTGTCCTACTCTGTAAAAGTATGGATTCTTGGAGGATGGAGTAGTATACTCATCCATGTATAAGTTCTGAACAGAACCAACACTTGTTCCTTGAAACCAAACTTGAGCAAAAGCGGGTCCCGCACATCCACAAGTTTCCTCATTATAAGTTATATATATGACACCACCGTTATTCGGTAAATCCATAACTTGAACTGGCAAGTCTATATACTTTCTACTTTTAGAATCCTCGTGTACTTTTACAGAAGAAAACGTTGAAGTAAATAAATCAGAGTTTGTTGCTAGTTGATGTTGGAGTCTTAGCTTATTTGCAAATACAGCTACCCAATACAAAACTTGATTAATTGTAAAATCAGCATCATCGTATGATGCGTATAAATTCTTTTGTATGTCGTATGCAACGTATCTGTATGTCATCTTATAGTACTGTTAGTAATTGTTGAATATCGGCAGTAGTTACGCCATATATAGTAGTTTGATCCCCCTGCTTGTATGCTATGTAATTTAAAGCTTTATCAAATAAAAGTTGAAACACACTGTTTGGAAAGTCTATCTGATCTGATAGCTGAGTTATATCATCTGGCTTCTTCGCCCAAAACACAGTTACTTGTCCATTCTTAACAGAAGGTCTAACCTCTATTTCTTGAGAAGTCTCTCCCCTAGAAACGCTTCTATAGTTTATAGGCTGTAGATATGAATACAATTTTAATTCATCACATATCTGATCCCCATCATATCCAGCTTCAGTGGGATTAAACAAAGCATCAGTCCAAGCTTCAACACTTATTCTCTTACATGCATTTAAAGAAGACACATGTATGAGGTTGTCTAAATGATAGCTTCTCGTAGTGTCAGGTGTTGGGGGTGGTGGGTTTCCATTACTCTCGGTGCTAGGCAAAGCCATTACAGCAAGAACAGTCCAAACCTCAGTTGGAAAAACATCTAGAGAAACCCTGGAGTTGTTGTTTGTAAGAAAAACTCCAGAGTATGATAGTTCTCTAAAAAATTCCTCGCCTATCTTATTTTCACCAAAAGCAGAATTTACAACGGCTGTAAGCCACTTCATCGAAGCATTTATCGCAGGAATATAGTCCAAGTCATCTCTATAATGATCTGAATTCTCTGCATCTAGTGCGAATGCTAATTGGTCTCTTAAAGATTGGGCGGTAAAACTCATTATGCTATTTTTCCTTCTGTTATGCTTCTCCCTTTATCATCAATCATGGAGGTTTTTAACTTTGAGTTAAGCGTTCTCTCATGTTGTTCTTGGGCTTTTTTTGCTAATATTTCTGAAAGCTCTCTTCTCATTCTTTCGGGGCTCTGACTTACAGATACTCCTTCTTGTTTTGCTCTAGCAACAATCTGCATGTCAGACAGTCTGGCTAAGGACCTTTGAGCTTCAACCATTTTGTGAGCCCATGAAGAGTCTACATTCATAGCATTCTCCATATTCTCGTAAAAATAAATTCCAAATAAACTATGTCCTCTCAAGTATTCCACGACTTGAGCGGACTGAACGCTAACAGACGAAACAGAAACAACTTCAACTTCCTTACCTCTTCCTGGTCTCTTATGCCTAATTAGAGGTTTAAATTTTATTGGCTCTCCAAATGGAGGAAGAACTTCTTGACCTTTTCTTCTGTCACTATGTATAGAGTACCTCATTGAGAACGCAAAAAACGTCACAGGAACTTCTAGCCAGTCTTCTTCTAGTCCTTCCACATAGTCAATGTCTTCGTCTAGCTCTTCCTTAGCTTTGTGAAGTTTTAACTTATCTATTTGGTTTTTAAATTTGTTAGATAGTTTTTCCTCCATTTCATGCATTAATCTTTGCACTATGGATATCGGCATACTCTCTTCCTTTTCAGGTGTTGAGGTTGCCTCTTTTGCGTTAACTTCCTCATTATTAGTTAATTGAGGTGTAACGTCTTGATCTTTTGTTTTTTTCTTTATTGCCATTTTGTTTTTTTAAAAAGGGGGCCGAAACCCCCTTATTAGAATTATGAATTAATTATTAGATTAAATCTAACCAAGCACAAGCTAATGGATTGTGAAACTTGATACCCATGTTGCAATCAACATAAACATCAGCGTAACGCTTAGGAATACCATCAGACAATGCTAAAGTATCTCCTGAACGCTCACCCCATAGTTGACATCTCTTGATGTTTTTCATATCAAGAATAGTAATCTTGTTGTAAGGCTCGTAGTACGTTGTGCCACCAGTAATCTTTATTACTCTAGGATTTGTTGGCTCAACAATGTAGTCAGTATTTAAAGTTAATGTAGTTTCAAAAGTTCCGTCATCATTGTCATCTGTCTTGACTATTAGACCAGTAGTAGTAGAGATGTCAGGTGTATCAAGATAGATAGAGCTTTTAGGTGTAAAAGTTTTTACAACAACACTCTCATCTTGCGAGAATTTCCTACCACAAATTGAATCAATTAATCTACAAGCAGAATCAATA